CTTAATAACTTTACGGCCATAAACAGCAAGCCCACGGACAATATCTCCGAAGTCATTCTGATTACGTAGAGGCTCAGTTTTAGCAATTTGCGAAGCAAACGCACAAGCGTGCTTAGTACCTGCAACCATCATGCGCCTAGGTTTTGCACCTGATAAAGTAGCTCCACCACTCGTAGCGGAAAGTCCTTCAACTAGCGCCTTACCATCAGCACCTTTAGGTAATAGGTTTGAAACGTACACAGTGAAGCGATCTAACATACCAATCTTACCGGTACGAATAGTACTTGAACTATCCCCTGTGAAATACGCTTGAGCAATCTCAGTCTGCATAAGCAACTGACGATCAAACGGAGTAATCATTAACCAACGACCATCTTCTGGAAGATTTTGTTCATCCATAGCCGCAGACATAGCTAAGATTGTATTTAACACATTCTTAGGTGTAGCCTGGTCAATAGGAATTAAATCAGTACCTAAATCATACTCAGCAGAATTAGCGCCAGCTTCAGCACCTTTATTCTCAGCAACAGCACCTTCAGTTACAAACCACTGAAAGAACGTATCATTCTCAATAGAGATCTTCAGTTGTTTAGCAGCATCCTCAGTAAACATATTCATTAAATCAATATCAGCTTGATGAGCTAACACATCATTAACTTGTACACTAAAATACTTACCTTGGTCAATCTGCATATCTGCAAAAATTGGTGTTGGTACTTGACTTGTTAAAGTTGTACCCACGGAATAATCACTGATAGTGATTGATGGTGCAGTGCGGATACGTATTGTATCACCTTGATTCTTGATTTCCCCTTCCCAATCGGTGTTAGAGATCTCAGTAAGCATGGTGTTTGCGTAAAATTTTGCATTCAGTTTGTTCGACCACAGTTGTGGTATAAAAACGCCTGAATACGTTGGATCGGTAACAAAAGAGCTACCGGTAATGGGAAATACAGCTGCCATTATAATACTCCTAAAAAATTAAAAACAGTTTTGGATTAACGACTGCTTCTATTTTTTATTGTCGCACGCGACCTTCCATATAAGCAGCTGTTAATTCAGCTTCAAGTTTTGCCGCCTCCTCAGTTTTGCCCTTAGTATTTAAGGTTCGGATCTTAGTCCAAGCTTTTTCGCTCTCTCGAACTGAATATACCTTAGAACTTCGACCTGTACCCTTACCTGAATTAGGGCTCGCTGAACGACTCGGCGTTACCTGCTTTTCAAGTTCAGTTTGGCGAGAGCTCTTACCAGAGTTAATTGGTTCAATACTTTCGCGAAATAACTTCACATAATGAGCTATTGCGTCAGCATCTCCCGAATTAAATGCAGCTTGAGCTTGATCTCTACGAGGCCCCCTAGCCATAGGGTCATATTCATTTAGCCACGCAGCCCAACGTTCGTCATTGTCAAGTTGAGAAAAACCCGGAACTAAATCATTTAGTTTTTGGGAAAAACTCATTTCTCCAATTTGGGTATCGGTATTTACAAGTTGCTCGCGCAACTCAGTAATTACTTTCCCCTGTTGCTTAAAACGTTCCTCGTTTTCCTGAGAAACTTCCTTAGCAACTCGACGTTGGAAGTCGATCAAATCATCACCGTACTCTTCTCGATCAGCATCGGTTACATAACTGATTTTTTCTTTTGGTTTTTCAGATTCCTCTTTCTTAGCAGTTTCTATATCCTTACGAATATCACCTAACTGTTCAGTAAGTTCCTTAACCTGCAAATGCAGCCTAGGTACCTCAGCATCGTACTTACCTTTTAAGGTACTATACTTCTGCTTAAAATTATCTGATACTCCCTCAGTATTATCAGTAGACTTTACCTCTTCTTGCGCCGGTTCTTCCGTAGGTTGTTCGTCAGGTATTTCAACTTCTGTCTCCTCTGGTACTATTTCAAGAGTCTCTGTTACTTCTTCTTTCAGATCTTCTTCTTTCGGATCTTCTTCTTTCGGATCTTCTTCTTTTGTACCTTGGGCTTCTAGTTCCTTCTCTAACTTTTCAACTTCCGCAAGCTGTGCCTGCACTTGTTTTGGCAATGCCATTTATCTTACTCCTCAAAGCACCAACTCTGTTTCACAGCGCATTCGTATGCTGTTCCCGTTATGGTGTGCTTAAATATGCGTTATTTCTAACGCGCTCTTACTACCTTTTGCGATTCATCAATCGCTTTCAATAAATCCTCAAAAACTTCTGCTCTACCTTGCAAGCGATGAATTAATCCTATCTCGCTCGCATGTACTAGCTTCTTCTTTGCTCCTTCAAGTTCATCCTGAAGGAATGTTAATAATTTTTTGTTTCTCGCTTCTTTAAGCCCGCTTAAGGCTTTAACCGTCTGAGGGTTTAAACCATTAACATTAATCATTTGTTTATATAATACCTAATTAATTGATATCGTGCTATATATATTTTAACGCCCGTTGGGTCTTGGGCTCATATAGTTATTTTGACGCCCACCCTTCTCAGTTCCGTCAGCTTGCAAATTTCCAGCTTCTTCAAGGTTTTCTTGCTGCTGTATTTGCTGCTGCATCATCTGCTGCTGCTGTACTATCTCTTGCTGCTTTTGAACCTCCTCTCGAGAAGGTACAAGTCTATCAATATTAGTATTAAGATTCCCAGCGAGATCACGCATAAGTTCTGCTGTTCCAGGTAAGCCTACAATTTGCTGCGCAACAGGACTTTCTAGTACCATCCGAAGGAACTCAGTTTTACGAACTGCTTCAGCTTCCTTAACGACTAACGCAGAAGCCCCCCTTGCAATAACTTGTACATCACCTATTATGTCTGGGTCGTTGCTGTAACGTAAATTTCTCTGGTATTGTCTTTCAAGCATTGGACTTAATATATCGTGGTCAATATTACTGATAACCTGTTTAATGCTTTTGCCCGCGTTAGAAATTAACATAGCTAAACCCGAAGACGTTCGATCTGCCCCAGGAACATGTTGCCCCGTCATGTATTTAGGAATTCCTGTAAGTTCATCCGCTATATTCATAAATCTGTCAAACACACCCATAAGTTCTTGCGCGTTTGAATTTGGTTGGAAAAAATTTATTGGAGGAGTAGAATCCCCATAGTCTGATTGTTGGAACTGCCATATCTTCCAGGGATACATCTGAGTAATATCTTCTCCTGCAGGTAAACGACTTACGTTTACACCTACTTGAGGTCCTGAACTAATCCCCATGTTGTTAGCTAGTGCTCTAGCGGCAGCGTTACACATACTTTGAGCATCCATACATAAATCAGAAACTCCATTTCCGTCTAGTCTCCCAGGTACTTTCTCGAATGATGTAACATAATACGGTTTACGCCCAATAGGATCATAATTTAGAACCGCTTTGATAACTGTATTATCGACTAACCATACTTCACAAGGATAAGAGAGTTGAATATCTTCTATTTCCTTCTCATCCATCCCCCATTCAATTAATAGTGTGCCGGGAATAGAGTCCCATAATTGTATAGCAGCTACTAAATCACCGCCAGAATCGTCAAAGTCTTTACCTTCTAGGTCTTCTAACTCTGAGCTATTTCTATCTAACCAATTAAGTCCCGTTATATCGAAATCCGCTAACAACGCTCGCACCGACGATTCGTCGTAGCCTTCAACGCCTATCATAGCCTCGACGTCTGTTCTAGTTAAATGATGAATTTCTATTACGGGCATATTCTGAATATCATCACCCCAAGGAGCCCAATAAAATTTATAAGGATCTACCCGTTCCCACTCATCTCTAACAACTTCAACAGGTACAAGTTCTTCTCCTTCCCACACTAGTTTTTTCCGTTTACGCGGGATAGGCCCTTTCATAACTGCGAATGGATATGTAGCAATATCATTAGTAAATTCAAATAATGCTTTTATAAACCCACCTTCAAGAAGTTGGTCCTCCATTTTCTTTTCCATGCGTTCAACACGTTTATCTGCATCGAATTTCATTTCACGTGCAGCAGTATCTTTCATTCCAGTTGCAAGATGCTTCAACTCTGCTGTATCAATATCTTCCCCCCCTTGCTCGTAGAACTTCTGTAAGTTCTGCTGCATTATTCCTTGAAGCCGATCAAGTAATTCTGGTGGAACTTCAGGAATGGGAGTAGCTGAAATAGACCAAGGTTTATCTTCCCCGGTACCTAGCAGTGTATCTCTTAACCAGGCAGTAGCAGTACGACATTTAGTACTTACCACTCCCATGAATAATTCAGACCCGCCTTGTGATTTTATTTGAGCTAATTTTTCAGGAGAATACTCCATATTTCTAGCTCTTGCGGTTTCAATTAGCCTAGGTTCAATACTATCTCGTTTATGATCACGCATAGTTGTCCAGCGTTCCCGGATATGACCAGCTAATCCAACTATTAGATCTTCTTTTTGTTTTCCCTCAGCCTCACGTCGAGCTCTTTCTTCAAGGTCAGACGCACGAGCAACAGGAATTAGTGCAGCACCTAAAGCCATAATTTCCTCTTATTAACATGGAGTGTTAATATGCTACCATTTAAAAACAAAAGTGTCAACATTTTATGTCCACCCTACAGCAGAAATTTTTACTACTTCTCTCCGTTTTCCAGCATCCTCGAAACTACCGAACACTTCCCCCCCATCCGCATGTAAACACATATACTGGAACGCATCCGCAAGATCAGACCACGGATGAGATTTTTCAGGTTTCTCGTCTCTAACACCTTTTATATTTATTTTATACCGATATTTACCAGCTAGAGCCTGTACCAGAGAATTCGCAGAGGTATGATCTATTAAGAGCCCATATTTACCATCAACTACTCTTGTCATATATTTTTCTACCGCGGCTATTCTAGCTGCTATTGAATTTGTCCTAGCTGCTTTTATAGAGAACCCCTCCGCCCGATATATATCCGCAACGGTTCTCTCATCCGTCTGAACCCGTTGGAACGCCGCCGGGTCTATTACAACAATAGATTTTCTACCCGGGAACTTGTTAGCCAGTAAAGGTTTCAGTTTTTCCCTAACAAATCTCAACGCTCCCATATTCTCAGCAATTATTGAGTCATATATTATTAGCCGCCCATCATATGCTACCTGCCCTATAACCGCTGCGGGCGTTAGTCCTGCATCTATACCTATTATTAAGGGCGCAGAAACAAATACAGGGTTTATTTCTTCTTTACAAGTATGATTTTCTCGGTCAAACGCTTTAAACACCGGCTGCCCTGATAATGACTTACCAAATTTAGCATGGATGTACACATCTATCCAGTCCTCCGTTTTACCGGTAGCTAAATTATCATAATAATCATCTGGTAAGTACTGTGTCCAGTCTGCTTCCGGGGCTAACCCCGACGGTTGTATAGTAACATGACAGTTTTTAGGAGGATCAGTCAGTATATCCTCCCAAAATGTATCTTGATCTGGTGGATTAGTCATCCCCCACAAGTGGGCATTAGGTTTTCCATCAGATGTTTTACACCCGACTATATTCATCATTTTATCTGGGTAGCGACCTAACCGCCCCTGCGCCGCATTGAAGATATCGGGGTGAATTTCTCTGAACTCGTCGAATATGAAGAACGACGCCTGCAGCGATAGCAAGCGCCGAACGTCATTAGCGTCGTCTAGCCCCCTAAACAACACTTCACACTCAATATCGCCGACTTTTATAACGAATTTGTACTCCGTCTTTAAGAAAGAACCCATAATATCAACAGGTATCCACTTCATAAAGTCAGGTATTGACGTGTCTCTTAGTTGTTCTCGTGTATTACGTACCCATACTGCTCGTGACCTACGCACTCCATCACTACAGGGAGCCATAACCGCAGCATGATGCAGTATTTTCATTATACCAGCTGTAGTTTTTGTAGACCCTACCGGCCCTACAGCTAAAGATATAAATTTTTCAGAATAGAAGAAGTTATCTAGCGACTTAATAACCTCGAAGTTTATTTCGTGTACGGGTTGTTCTTGTATAGTTTCGTCCATTAACGTTTTTTTAGTGTTGCCATATTTGTCTTAGAGTTATATTTATAATCTGAGACTTTATGTTTCCCTTTAGAATACTTAGCCGCTCTAGCTTTAGCACGCCCGGACGCTCCTAGGGCTTGTTGTTTTTTACCTTTTTCGGTGAGGCTACCACTCTTGCCCATATCTCCGCGACTCTTAAGTATCCCAATAGCCATAGACTTAGCCTTTTTTACGCCTCTTGAAGCCAACTGTCTAGCCAGTCGCTTTACTAATGATTTAGTCTCCGCCATATTTATTCTTCAATCGCCACGCTTGCGCCTTCGATAACTACCTCTTCTCTATCTACTGCACGAGTTATATTTATTATAACCCGAGGCCCTTCTGGGCCTACGGGGCCTTTACCATCGGGTTCTAGTTTTCCCATCTTGTTCAATAATTTTTGAAACTCCAACCGCGTAGCC